AAGAGATCCACCAAATCCTGCATCAACTAAATTTGTTCCATCAGAGTAAACTAATCTTGTAGTTTTTTCTGATACACCAAAAGTAATACCTGTTCCTGATGCTGTTTTAAATTGTACAGTGTAAGCACCTGATGTGCCATTAGTTACAATATAAACTTTTTCAATTGAATCGGGTACAGTTACAATAGAATTACCTGTTATTGTACCAGTTAATTTTATAACAGCATGTCTTGCAACTGATGTAGACTCTGTTGCATCACCATCTGTAATTGTTAATGCTGTTGTTCCACCACTAGTTACTGCTTGTTCTACATAACCTGCAACTGCTTTTTCTACAATTTGTAAGTTAGTATTAGTTTTTGTTCCCCATGTACCGGCATTTTCGCCAGTTGCCATTAGTTCTATACCAAGATCTGAAAATGTTGATGCCATAATTTAATCCTTAAGGTGTTCTAGAAGGCACTGGGATTCTTACTGTTCCATCTGTGTAATCATCTCTTCGTCTTCTACCTATTTGTTCTCCTCCAAATTTTTGTACTTCTTGTGAATATTTTTGTTCGTATAATTGCAGCATGTCAGCTGGGCCTTTTAAGAAACCATAAGTTTCTGCTAGGCAACAATATAGCAGACCATTTGGAAAATTCATACTAATATAATTAGTGTCATTATTTTCCAATAATGCTGGAGCTGCATTGTAATGAATTTTGTAAGCAAATGTACTACCTGGTGTTGGTGATACAATTATAGATCCAGAGTTTGATGAACTTTCTCCAGTTGCTCCTGTATCTAACATAGCATAGTATTTTGGTGTACCAGTAGATGTAGTTGCTGAAATATATTCTTCTAAAAATGTTAAATCTCTTTTTTCTAAATATGTGTTTGCACCAGTATAAGTAGATCCAGTTGCAGTATAAACTTGCACTGCTCTAACAAACACAGCTCCTGCTGGAACAGTTACAGTTCCAGTTCCAGATGTAAAATTACCTGTAGATGTTTTTCTATCTGCATCAATGGGTACATCTCTAAAAATTCTATATTGTGCATTTAAAATAATGTTTTCTAAAACACTATCAGATAGCACTGTAGAGCTAACTTCTGTATAGCTTCTTATTTGTGTTTTTAATCCTGATGCACTTAATCCTGCCATATTATGCCGTTAGAGTTGCTGGACCTGCCGAGCAATTCTCTCCTCCTCCTGATATACCACCTGTTGTAGCAGTGTTTGTGTCTACAGTAAAGTGATAGAAATCTACTGTGTTTGTAATGTTTCCGCTTGAATCTCTTTTACCAACTGTAATAGAATATCCTGCAGCTTTTGCTAAATTAGCTCCTGTTATACCATCAAAGCCAACTGGATTATTAAAAGCATCTGGATCTGATGTTGTATAAATTGGTCCTCTAAATCTTACAGTGTCACTTGTTGATCTACCATGAGACTTTTCAAATACGTTTATAATACCAGATGAAGCTGCGATCGTTTCAAAAGGATCTGGTACCAAGGGTCTTGCGACTTCACTTTCTTCTCTATCTGGCCTTGCATCAAATAAACCTTGTGCATCTCCTGATCTAGATCTTAATTCTAATTGTGGATGTTTAGCTTCAAATTCTGATTTATGAACTAAATGACCATTCCATTCTCTTACCATTTCATTGTACGGAAATTCTAATCCTGATCTGTCAGATATTGCTTTTGCGTATTTTCCTCTTGCTTGTGCCATTAAGTTCCTGGGTAATAAGTTTTAGGAGTTATATATGTGCTTGAAGAAGAACCATCTTCAGCCAATGCTCTTGCTAATTCATCTTCATAATATAACTTCATTGTTTGTGTCATTTGTGGATTAAATTTTTGTGCTAAATAAAAAGCTAATCCTGATACCATACAAGGTACAAATCTATAAGGCACATCTGTTGCATCTGTATAAGTAGAATCTGCATCTTGTATTCTTTTTACATAATAAATATGCATATCTTTAGATGCAGCTGATGAGTCAGGTGTTGGATAAACTGTTACTGTTGTTTTATCTACAAATCTTTGAACAAAGTATTGAGAGGGAGTTCCTTTAGATAATTTTGCAGATAAACTAGAATAAGTTGATCTATCAATTTTTGTCATTGCTGAATCTGATTGTGAAGTAGAAGTTCTGTTTTGTCTAAAAGTTGCTTCAAGAACATCTGCAACTCCATAAACATTACTTGTTGCATTTGTGCTAGAACTTGTTCCATCTCCACTTTCTCTGTAAAAAGTATATTCAGCTTGGCCTTCAATTAAATCAATATTAGTTTCAGCTACTTCCCAATAGTGTAAACCTCTATTGCCCCATTCTTGAAAAAGAATGTTTAAAGATCTTCTTGCAGATTTTAATTGATATCCAGATGTTACTTGTGAACCTATACGCTCATATGCTTCTGCTATTAAATCATCAACAGCAAAAGTTTTGTCGAAAGTAACTGTGCCGGAAGTTGTATTGGCCATTAGTTACCCTCCTTAATAAATTTTTTGAAACTCTGCTATAACCGTATACATGTTACCAGAATCAGCTGCGCCTGGTACAACAAAGTTAACATCACTTTGATTACTGTTACTAGATTTATCTGCTGGTATTCCACCAAATTCTCTAAAGTCCCAATATCCTGCGCCAGTTAATCCGATGATAGGAATATCTCCATCAGAGTCTTCTTCATCTAATCTAGCATAAGAGTCTCCTCCGTCGCCACCTTGACATGAATACCAAACTCTAAGTAGTCCTAAATGTGCTACTGCAGTTCCATCTTCTCTAGCATCTAATGCTGAAACATCTCCAAAAACTGTAGTTCCACCTGATCCGTCTGATTGGTTTACTATTTTAATAACAACTCTCTTATCGTTTTGTTGTAAGATAGTTGGTCCTGTTACTGTGTCTGCCATGTTTCCCTCCTTAATTAAGAAACTGTGAGGGCCGAAGCCCTCACATTAATTATTTATTATTACGCTGCAAAAACAAATGCACCAGTAACTTGAGTAGTCTCAGCTGCTAGTTTTGTTGCAATATGCCATGTACCATCTTCGTAACAAATGAAAGCAATTTGTCCACCAGTAGTCAACAAGTTTGTTGCTGCGTTAGCTGGTGTAAAAGTTAATTTAGTTTCACTTGCTGCTGAAGTATCAAAAGTTACTTCATTTGAAGCTCTTGATTCAATTACTGAACCAGTTGCCCAAACATCAGAACCTGCTGCATCAAAAACTAATGTAGCTGTTCCACCTGTAGTGTCTTTTGATTGACAATAAACTACTATTGTTCCTGCTGTTGCTGCAGGTAGAGTTGCTGTACAAGCAGCTGCTCCTGTGTAGTTTATAACAGAAATTGTATCTGCCGCTAAAGTTAGCGTAGATGCTGTTGCTACATCTGATATTGATAAACCAGTTAAGTCAGGCATACCTGAACTCATTCTAGTTGTAAAAGCTCCAGTAGACGTATTTTTGGTTGCCACTTGGAAACCTTTTTCTGAACGTACCGGGCCGTTAAACGTTGTTGTTGCCATTTTATATTCCTCCTAGAATATTTGAATATAGTCCCTAGGGATGTCGACTATACGCGTCTATATTCATTTTATTTTTTTATGTATAGTGTTGCAAGAATACAACAAATTTATATGAAGTGCAAGAGAGCCTGTAAAGAAAATACGATTTCTGTGATGTAGCTTTTTATTAAGTAGCTACTGAAACTTCGGGGGCAGCGTCTTCAATTTTGTTAGTATTATGTGCTAACTCTGCTTCTCTCATTTTAATGTCAGCAATTAGCGCTCTAACTTTATGGTCAATCCTTACCATATCGAGTGTGTATTTACCCGATTTAAGATGCTCCTGTTCCCAGTTCAACTCCAAGGACCTTTTTTGTTTGTATAGGTCTTGTAAGTCCATCATCTTTGACCTCCTCAAAAGTCAACCATTGTTTTGTCAGAGAGTAAAACTCTGAGTTCTCCCAATTAATATCATTTTTTCCTAGTTTGTCAAGGATAGCGTTTTCTATTCCTTGCGAACTATTCTCAGCCATAACTGTAAATTCAGTCATATAACCGTATGCTCTGATTTTAATTAAGAATTTTTTCATTGGTTTTTAGATGTTGCAAAAAAAATGAGGCGAGATTGTGGCCCCGCCTCATTAATTAATTATTTACTTAGATTACGCTCCTGGTGATCCGAAAATACCTCTAGGGTCTGAGAATCCAAATGAATATCTCTCTCTAGCTTTGTATTTAACGTTGCCAGTTTCGAAGTCGCCTTCCATCGAAGTTTTAACTGGTGATCTAACGAACATTTTTAGTCCATTAGGTACATCAGTTTTGATGAAAAACGCATCTGTGTCAGTTAAGTAGTGATTAACTACATAGCCTTGTGGGATCATTCCCATGTTAGCTACTGCGTTAATGTCATTGTCAGCCGTTCCAACTCTACCTGTAGACTTCATCAGTCTTTCAGCAGTAA